CTTCTAGTAATGTAAGTAATGGAGATACTGTTACCATAGGAAAAACAGTCCAAAATGTAGTATTCAAAACTGAAAGAAAATATGATGATATAATACAAAATTTAGGTAGAGATAGATTAGATGCTGTTTTAGTAGATAAATATTTAACAAGTGATGAAGCCGATGGTGACTTTAATCCTATATTCTGGCATGAAGCATTTGTTGATATGAAAAGAAGTGCAACAAATAGCACTACTGCTACATCGGCATCAGATGGTGGAAGAAATGGCCCAAGCAGATATATTACATTTGAATCTGCAGCATTAAAGAATGATAAAATTCCTATTACAATGGAAACATTAGTTAACAGTCCTAGAAATAAAATATCGAAAGTAGCGGAAATTAAGGCTTTAGATAATTCTGGTATTCAGCATTTAAAATATAAAAAATCAGATAAAATGGTTGTTAGGAATGGTCTTTATACTAATACAATGAAGATAAGAAAATTAGAGCATACAGTTACTACTAATTCTACTAAATTAGAATTTAATAATAACTCTAAAGTAAACGATGATGCTAGTTATGATGATGATTATACAGCAATATTAACTACAGGTTCTATTATAGAGGTAGGAGATTATTATTATCGTGTGAATGTAGTTGATGCAAAAGCAGATGAAACTAAGCAAGGATTTACAGTTAGCCATAATAGATTAAAAACTGCAAGCACATGGACTGCTAGTGCTACGCCACCAACAGTAACAAATGCAGATATTTATATTGTTCCATATTCAAATGGAAAATTCAATTTAGGATTTGCAGCAGACACAGAAATTAAACCTGCACAATCTAATAGAATATTATTAGAAGGACATACAATAGATAAAGAAGATACTAAATTATATAATTCTAAAATAACAATGAATGGATTTGTTGGACATGATATTAAAGTAGATTATGGTGATAAAGATTTAAAATATGTAGCAATACAAGATGCTAGTAGAAAATATTATCAAAATTCTCCAATTGATAGAATGTATTATTATAATGGTGGATTTACTTTACATGAAGAAGTATTTGAGGGAGAAGTGGAAAAAATACAACACCATACAGGTTTAGGAGAAGTGGGATATACTATTTATGGTCGAGATAAATTAGCAAATTTAATTACAAACACTGTAGATGTAAATAATACTTTTTCTAATGATATAGTATACTCTACTTTAGTACCTTCTTTAGATATTTCATCATCGTTTACTGTAAATGCAGATGCTACTATTAATGCTTCTAATGTAAATGTATCTAGTAATGTAACAAGTAATTTATCTACTTATATGTTATTATTTGATAAATACTATAGACTAATAGGAGAATATGATAGTGCTAGTTATACTAATGTAGGTGGAGTAAATACTACAACTATTACCTTAAAAAATTATATTCCAAATGCTATTTCTAATGGAGATACTATTTACTATTATAATCCTGTAGATACATCATCAAGATATATTGCAGGAGCAAAAGCAATTGCTACTAATGATGATGAAAGTATTTTTACAAATGATTTTGTTGGTGCAAGTGAAAAAGGTTTAATATTTAGTGCAGGAATGAATTACACATATGCATCTAATACTTTTTCTTATTCAAAATTAAATCTAACATCAAATGATGGGAATTATTTAACTAATAAAAGTTTAGGTTACCATTTAAATGGTATAAAGGGATTAGAAAAAGTAGTATCAAATGCAGGAACTCCTAGTTTCACATCAATACCTTCTGAAAACTTCTTACTAAAATTAGCAAAAGAACAAGATGATTATGTAAATACATTAAATAAAGATATTAATTCAAATACATTTTTACACGTTGTAGAAATAGAAAATATAAGTAATAATGAAAATATCATAAGTGTTGCTCCTAATTTCCCAATTAGTCTAGGAATTACTGATAATAATACTTATGATAATAGGTTTATCAACCTTAGTTTGACTACAACTGCTGATTATGCAGGAGTTTATTTATTAAATTCAAATTTACCTTTAGGTGGTTATTTACATAAAATGCCTGAATTATTTAAAAAAGAATATTCTAGTAAACAAACTTATCGTTATAAGGATAAACAAAATTTTGAAATAGGAACAATTACTCCAGTTGCTTCTAGCAGTATCTATAGAACTGGTAAAAAACAACATAAATTTACTAGTTATTCTCATATAACTCAGGTAGATTGTAGAGGAAATATTTTAGGATATCATACAAACCATCCAATTATTACTGATGCTGCATGGTGGAAAGATTCAGATAATGATGATAATGGACTTTCAAGTTTTATTAATCCTGATTATAGAGCCGCTACATATCATATGTATTGTTATGGTGATTTATTTCCAGATTCATTTATCAAATATAATAATATGGGATATTCTAGTAATACTAATTCTTTTTCTAATTATGGTTTAATGTTTGAAAGTAAAGGGTTAAAAGGTTCTGTAGTAAATCACGATTGGATGGGTAAAACTAACGCAGTTCAAAAGAAAGATTCAAATTATGAAAATTCTACTATTGTTTCTTCTACATTATCTAATCCTGCACAGATGAAAAGATGGGGAATAATTAGACTAGTAGAAGCAACATTTGATTGGCATTTTAATCCTGTAGATGCTGAGTCTTTACATAATATGGAAAGAGCAAGTTTAAAAGTTGGCGGAAGTTATACTAAAACTGATACTAGTAATAATTCAACAACATATACTATAAAAGATGCATTTGGTCATAACTTAGAAAGAGTTTTGGATGGAAGTATGATGTTTACAAGAGTATTTTTGATAGTTCCAAATATTGAAAAAAGTTATTTTAACTTTAACTTATTGCATACAGCACCAGATACAAATGAGTTTAACCCAGCAAATGTAATATTACCACCTAAATTTGGTTTAAGTAGTTCTTATTCTTCAGGAACAGAAATAGTATCTGCTTTACATACAGAATACTCAAGTATTAAAAAACATTCATCAAGAGTATTATCGGGTCTTTGCAAGCCTGTTAAATCAGGTCAAACTAATGATGACCAATATGATGTGTATCATCCTGATGGTCACATATATGATAATTGTGTGGCCTTATTTAAAGACTTTAGAAAAATTACTGATGGTAGTGATACACTTTTAAAATTAACAAGTGCTCCTTTAGAATTAGATACTGAAACTAATTATAATAACTATATTGGTAGTGGTGTAGATGGGGATGCTAAATTACAAAATAATCAAAACTTAATGGTTATAGATGATAAAGATTATGCTATCATTGGAACAAAAACAAAAGAATATCCATTTAAGTTTAGAGAAGGTTATACACCTACAACAACTAGAACTACTGACCATGATGGCGGCGGTTCTGTTACTAATTCAGGAGAAATATATTCAGCGCAGATGTTAATTAAACCACAATTTAAATTTACAAATAATATAACTGCTAATACAATAGTTACTGGTCAAAATGAATTTATAATGAATGCTTCCCAAACTCACCATTGGTTAAATTATGTTCCGAATTTAGAAGGTCATTATATTGTATCAAGTAAAGTCGAGAGTGGTTCAAGTGGCAATTCGGCTTATTTACCTACAAAACAAGTAAATGATGGCGCAAATAATAACACTAATGCGTCTCAATTTGAAAGCACAGGAACACCTAAATATATAGGTAAAATAATTTCCCATACAATAACACAATCTAGCGGAACAAATGTTCATAATATAAAGTTTGATTCTGATATTAACACAACAACACATGGTCAATATTTTAGATTAATGAGAATTTCAGATACTACTTTTGAAGATACTCCAGATTTAATTAATATAAATGTAATGGATGATTCAGGTTTAAAATATGAAACCATCCCTGAAAATTTATTAACAGGAGATTTAGATGATAATAAAGATATGTATGGGGAAGGAGTATATTCTATGTATATGCTTCTAAACATTGATGAAGTAAATACTAGTAATACATATAATTATTTAGAAAGAAGAGATTTTACTACTGCAAATAATTTATTTAGTAATGGGGATGAAATAGATTGTTATATTACTGATGGAACTAATTCTCAAAGAAAATCATTAACTGTTACTTTAACTAGTGAAGGTTCTTCTACTCCTGCTGCGTTAAAATTTGAATATGATGGAGTATTAAATGGTCATGGTTGTGTTTCTTTTGGTAAAGTATTTGATATTACTATTCCAACTAAACTATCAATTAATCCTAAACACTGTTATTTAGGCACAACTTTTGCTATCGGTGGATTAGTAGAAAATGAAATAGAGAAAATAGCAAATGATGTTAATTTAGAGGTAAATATTGAAAGAAGTTTTAGAGAATATACTGGACTTATTGTAAATAGTATAAGTAGTAATGTAATTACTTTATTTAATACACCAACGAATCTTTCTGTAAATGATGTAATCTATAATCAACATGGTTATTTAATAGGGACTATTAGTGCTAAAAATGACGGTAATAAAACAATTACAATAGGAACAGGAGTTAGTGGTGATGGTAATTCTGATTTGATATTTAGCCCTGCTCAATACGATGAAATTACAACACGAAACAAAAGAACATTTGTATCTACATCTAAATTTGATAATACTGATGCACTTTCAGCAATTAATTTCTTAGCAAATAAAAAAGGTTTGGATTATAAGTTGTCTGGTAAAATACTAACATTAAGAAACTTAGATGATATATATGCTTCAAGAAAATATTACATAGATTTTAGAAAGAATAATAGATTGATTTCTGTAGATAATTCTGATAGTTTATTTGATGAAGCAAATAAGATTATTGTTCAAGGTGATAATGTGAAAGCAGAAATGGAATTATTATCTAATTCAACTACTAAAACAATTAGACATATTGATACCTCTATTAAAACATTAGATGAGGCTAAGATTAAAGCAAATGAATTATTGGCTTTACATTCTTCACCTTCTAAGAAGATAACATTAACATTACAAAAAGAAGGTTTAGAATTATTAGAAGCCGGAGATGTAGTTACTTTAGATTTCCCAAGTCAAGGAATACCAAGAGATGATTATTTGGTTTTTGAAATTGAAAATGTTTTATCAGGAACTACTAAAATAACTGTGGGAACTTTTGATAAAAATATAGCAGAAAGATTATCTGAATTAAATACTCAAGGCCAAAACATTAACTTTACATTATTATCTGGTAATCAAGAATCTTCAAATGTTGGGAAGTTAGTAACAGATGATTTAGATATTGACCAAAGCAATATTGAATATGCTATAACAACTGTTACAACTACAGGTGGAATTATATCAGGATTTGGCAATACATTAG